GGTCGGAGGAGCAGAATTCCGAACTCCGCCGGCTGTCGTCCGAGGCCGATGTCATCAAGGCCGACCTCGACTTCGAGGGTCGCATCGCGGCCAAGGAAGCCGAGCTTCGGGCCGTGGTCGAGAAGGCTGCCCCCGCGCCCGCCCCGGCGGCCGAGTCCCCCAAGGCGGACGAGAAGAAGACCGAGATTCGGGCGATCCTGCCCCATCACACCCAGCTTCGGGCGTTCAACGACGGCCCCGAGGCGGTGGAGAGCGCCTACCGCTGCGGCCGATGGCTGCGGGCCCACATCTACAAGAACGCGGACGACATCCGGTGGTGCAAGGATCACGGCGTCGAGAGCCGCGCTCTGGGCGAGAATTCTCAGTCCAGCGGCGGTGCCCTGGTGCCCGAGGAGTTCGCCGCCCGCGTGATCAGGCTGGTCGAGAACTACGGCACTTTCGCGGCGAGCAACGTCGAGAAGGTGACGATGGTTCGCGACACGATGATCATCCCGAAGCGTGTCACGGGCACCACCGCGTACTTCGTCGGCGAAGGCACCGCGGTGACGGAGTCTGAGCCCACCTACGCGAACGTGCAGCTTGTGGCACGCAAGCTTGCGGTCGGCTGCCGCATGTCGAGCGAGGTCGTCGAGGATGCTCTTGTGTCGATCGCTGACGCCGTCGCGACCGAGTTCGCGACCAGCATCAGCTACAAGCAAGACCTCTGCGGCTGGATCGGTGACGGCACGTCCCAATACGGCGGCATCTCCGGCGTGGTGAGCAAGGTCAACGACGGCACGCACACCGCGAGCGTCCTGACCGCCGGTGCCGGAGCCACTGGCTTCGAGACGCTGACCGTGACGGACTTCGTGAAGATGGTCGGCAAGATGCCGCTCTACGCCCGCCAGGGCGCTCAGTGGTACATCTCGCCGGCCGGCTTCGCTGCCTCGATGGCTCGCCTTCGCTACGCGGCTGGCGGCAACACCGTCGAGCAGGTCGGCGGCGGCGTGAACGAGCAGTTCCTCGGCTATCCGGTGAACCTCGTCCACGTCATGGACACCACGCTGGGTGCCGACAGCAACAAGATCAAGGTGCTGTTCGCGAACCTCGGCCTGTCGAGCATCTACGCTCGGCGTCGGGACTTCAGCGTCCGGCTCTACGATCAGGTGTACGCCACGACGGACCAGTTGCTCCTCCAGGGTGTGACCCGGTTCGACATCAATCACCACTCGCTCGGCGACAACAGCACGGCGGGTCCGGTGATCGCCCTGAAGACCGCCTGAACCAACAACAACACCTAAAGAACAGGAGCAACCAGACCCATGATTCACTCCCAGATGGAAAAGGTGGTCGCGACCCTTCCGGCCACCGGATCGAGCGCGGTCACCCTGACGGTCGATACCCTCGGGTACGACTACGCGAGCCTGACGATCCTTCGGGGCAGCAACGCCGCGACGGTGTTCGCCAGCGTCCTGAAGGTCGAGGAGTCGGACGACAACTCGTCCTACTCGCCCGTCACGGGCCTGACCGGCGGCACCGACTTCACGATCCCCGCGGTCGCCGACACGGCGGCCACCTCGGTCGTGAAGCTGGACGTGGACACGAAGGCCAAGAAGCGCTACCTGAAGGTCACGGCGACCCCGTCGACCAGCGTTCCGGTGGCGATCACTGGCCGCCTGTCTCGCGGTGCCGAGGCTCCGGCCACGGCCAGCGAAGCCGGCGTGCTGGGCTGGGTCAAGGGCTGATAGCGGGGACGGCCAGGACGGCTGCTCGACGCGCAAGGACGCGCACCCGCTCCTTACAACAGGAGCAAAGCGTGCTACTTCGCATCGGGAGCGTAGAGGCGGACATCCGAGTCGCGGCGGTGATGAGCACCCCGCGACTCGGGTTCACCGACAACTACTTCTGCGTCATGTCGGCCCTGGCCCCTCACGGCATCTCGCCCACGAAGGTGACGGGTGCGTTCTGGGGGCAGTGCCTCCAGCGGGCGATGGAGACCGTCGTGGACGACCACGACGTGATCCTGACGATCGACTACGACACCGTCTTCAACTCGAAGACCGTCGAGGCGCTCGTCACGCTCCTCATGCACTCTGGATACGACGCCATTGCCCCGCTTCAGACCAAGCGGGAGGCGAACGCGGTCATGTTCGCCCTGAAGGGCGAAAGCGTGGAGGAAAGGACGACCGTCGATGGCTCGTTCTTCGACAGGGTCGTTCAGCCGGTGGCGACGGCTCACTTCGGCCTGACGCTCCTGCGAACGTCGGCGCTCAAGCGGATGGCAAAGCCCTGGTTCGTGTCGCAGCCCAACGAAAAGGGCATGTTCGACGGGGGCCATGTCGACGAGGACATCTACTTCTGGAAGCAGTGGGAGAAGGCTGGGAACTCGCTGGGCATCGCTACGAACGTCAGCGTCGGCCACGCCGAGCTAATGATCACATGGCCCTCCAGAACAGACCCGAGCGGCAAAGTGCAGCAGCACACGACCGACTACTGGAACAGCGGCCGGAAGGCGTGCGAAGGGGCGTGGGGGCAGGTCTCGTGAAGATTCGAGTGCTTCAGAACTTCAACGTCTACGAAGCCGGCCAGGTGTTCGACGACTGGCCGGGCGGCATGTGCGAGATTTTGATTGGACGCGGGTTGATCGAGGAGGTCAGTTCGCCGGCCGTCGAGACGGCTGATGAACAGCACAGCGTCGAAAAGGCCGAAGCCTCGCCCAGGCTCTCCCGAAAGAAGGTGAAGTGACATGGACACGATCATCTTCGGAACGCCGCAGCCGCCAACGTCCCGCATCACGCCGCATCGCAGCCTGGTTCGCGTCACGCAACCCGCGCTCGAGCCTGTCAGCCTGGCCGAGGCCAAGGTGCAGTGCCGCGTGGACACCGAAGACTCCGACGCCTACATCCAGGGCTTGATCGCGGTGGCTCGGCAGTACGTCGAGGACACGCTGGACATCACGCTTCTGACCAGCGTCTGGGAGGCCCGCTACGACATCTTCCCGATCTGGGCGATCACGCTGCCTCGGCCGCCGATGGCTGCCGGAAACGTCACCGTGACCTACCGCCGCGGCGACGGCACCAACGGCACGCTCACGAGCGCGAACGGCGACTTCCAGGTCGATTCCAACATAATCCCCGGCCGCATCTACCCGAACTATGCCCAGTCGTGGCCGGCGACCCGAGGCGACGAGAACAGCGTCACGGTGAGGTACAGCGCCGGCTACGGCGACGACGTGAGGGCGTGTCCTCCGGTGGCCCGCCATCTGGTCTCGCTCCTCGTGGCCCACTGGTTCGACATGCGGCAGCCCGTGGTCTCGGGGAACATCACCGAGGTGCCGGCGACGTTCCACACCCTTTTGAGTGCCTCTGGCCTGGGGATTTATCGATGAGCACGAAGGCACGAATCGACGTTGACGTTGTCTATCAGGAGGGCGATGCCACGACCATCACGGTCGGCTCGCTGTCTGAGCACTTCATGCCTGCGATCACGACGGCGCAGCAGATCACCGGCACCGTCGGCACGACGGCCGTGCAGATCGTCGGATCGCCGCCGCTCTCGACCCTGGCGGTCAAGAACACAGGCGCAGGAGTCCTCCGGCTGGCGGGGGCCGTGGACGTGACGGCAGGTCGACTCGCCGTCCTGCCGGTGACCGCGACGATCACGGTGTCGGCCCCGGGCGGCAGCGGCACCTACTCTGCGATCTGGGTGGGGTAATGATCGTTTCCGGCCGGCTTCGCGAGCGGGTGACCATCCTCAAGCCGGTCGAGGAGCAGAACCCGTTCGGAGAGACGACGCTTTCTTGGGTGAGCCTGAGCGACGTGTGGGCCAGCGTCACGAATCTCTCGGCCTCGGACTACTTCTCAGCCCAGCAGGCCGGCACGCTCGCCTCGCACAGAGTGACGATTCGTTTTTTTCCGGGGATGAGTCCGACGTACCGCCTCGTCTGGCGAGGAAGGACGCTGGATATCGTCAGTGTCAACGAACGCGAGAGTCGGTCTCTGCACGAGATTATCGCCAAGGAAGAGGTGGCCTGATGCTCACGCAAGGCGAAGGCGCAGCGCGCATCCAGGGCGGGCAGCCCTCGAACACGATCGCCGAGGGTTTCATCACCCTCCAGACAGCCGGCATCCGCGAGCTTGCGAAGGAGCTTGAGGATCGTGCCAAGCGGTTCGGTCGGATGGCCCAGTTCCGTCCGATCGTAATGAAGGGCGCGAAGATCATCGCCGAAGGCTACGCCATGCGGGCCGGCAACGTGACCGGCAACCTGGCGAAGTCGGTGAAGGTCAAAGTCCGGGAGTACGGCCAGGCTACGGTCGCGGTCGTCGGGCCGCTCCAGACCGGCAGCAAAGGTGCCACCGAGAGGGAGGGGTCGGGCAACGCGGCGTGGATCGTCGAGTTCGGCACGGGCCGCCGCCGGCCGGGCACACAGGGCCGGCGGACGTACTTGAACGTCCACCAGGCGATCAACGGGAAGATGACCAGGCGGTCCACTGCGAACAACGTGCAGTTCGCCAACATGTCGCGCGGGTACTACTTCCTTATGGGGTCGAAAAACGAGCCGACCAGGCAAGCCAGGGCCGGCTCTGGGTATCCGCATGATTTCGGGTACTCCGGCGGCCGGCAGCACCCGATCACGTTGCGGCCAGGAGAGACCTACGGGGCGATGCCAGCCCGGCACCCCATGGAACGGACGATCAACGCCGAGCAGCAGCGGGTGTTCAACACGCTCAGGTTCGCCCTTGAGAAAGAGATCGAGAAGCTCAAGTGATCCAGCCGTCCAATCCAGAAAAGCACGTTTTTCTGCGGCTCGTGACGACGCCAGGGGTCGCCCGCCTGATCGGATTCCAGGTCTACCCCCTGGCGGTGCCGAAAAACGCCGCCTTGCCGTTTGTGGTCTACAAGCGGAACAACATCACCCGCGAGTCATCGCTGGTCGGCCCCCTGAACGTCCCGATCGTTCATCTGCAACTGGCCTGCTGGGGGCTCACCTACGAGGCTTCCCGCGACTTGGCGGACGAGGTGCGGCTTGCTCTCGATGGACGCACCGGCACCCTCTGCGGGGTTACAATAAGTGATATGAGGCTCGTGTCGGAGACGGATGATTATCTGGACCCGACCGGCCTGGGCGTTCAGTTGCCGCCCGCTTACGAAGTTCGACAGCTTTACCATATTCGGTGGCAAGAGGCTACCGGGTAGCACTACTCGCGCAAGGAGGCGCAACCAATGGCCGGCGTCGCAGCAATGGGCATCTCGGTGACCTACGCAGGGGTCACCCTCACCGCCACGTCCTTCAATGTCAACGACACCATCGACAACGCCGACGGCTCGCACCTGGGCATCGCGGCCGGCGGTCGCCGCGAGTACGTCCCGACGTTCGTGCAGCGTGAAGTCACTTGTGACTACATCTCGCTCACGAACATCACGGTCCAGACGGCTGCAATCTCGATCGCCGGCCCCAGCGGCCTCAGCTACAGCGGCAACGCGACGCTCCAGTCGAGCACCGTTGGCGGCACCGTTGGCGATCTCATCAAGGGCAGTGCGACCTGGCGGGTGGCCTGACCTGAGCGGAGGTGACCCGTCATGGCCGGAGTCACCGCGCACGGCGGCACCTTCTCGTTCGGTGGATTCTCTGCGGCCGTGGTCGGCGTCTCAGTCGAGACGCCGACCGCGGAGATCGCCGATATGTCTGGGTTTCAGCACACATCTTCCCAGATTGTCCTGGTCCCGACGGGCTCGTGGTCCGGTGGCTCAGTCACCGTCGACTACCTCCGCAGCCCGCTCACTGCCGACCCCGTCTCGCTCGTTCGGAGCGTCGGGTGGCTCTCGTTCTCTTCCGCCGGCTTTGCGGTTCGGCGGCGGGTCATTCTCGAATCTGCATCTTCTGAAGCCAGGGCTGGCGAGCTAGTGCGAGGCACGCTTCGTTTCAGGACGACTGACCACATGGGTGTCTGAGGAGTTTTCTTGCGATGATTCTTGACAAAGCAACAATTCTGGCGGCGATCAACGCTGCCTCTGATATCAAGACCGAGAAGGTCAGCGTCCCCGAGTGGAAGACGGACGTGTACCTGAAGGTCTTGAGCGGCACCGAGCGCGATCAGTTCGAGGCCGGGTACACCGACCAGAGGATGCAGAACTTCCGCGTCCGATTCCTGGTGCTGACGCTCTGCGACCAGGAGGGGGAGCGCCTCTTCGACGACGAGCAGATCGCCCTCCTGGGAAAGCGGTCGAGCCTGGTGATCGCGAGGCTCTTCGAGCAGGCGTGGAAGATCAACATGCTTTCGCAGGAGGCCGCGGATGAAGCGGGGGAATCTTCCGGCGGCGGCCTGAAAAACGCTTCCACCACCGACTCGCCCTCTGCCTAGGGATGAGCGTCAAGAGACTTCTCAAGGAGGTTGATTCAGAAGAAATGACCATGTGGCAGGCATACGACCAGCGATGGCCGTTGCCTGACTCCTGGGCAGAGACGGCGAGGATATGCCGGATCGTCATGTGCGCCTCGGGGAATTACCGCAAGCACGACATCCCCGACGAGACGGCGTTCATGCCGATTGTGGTCAAGCCTGAGCAGACGCAGCAGCAGATTGTAAACGAGTTTATGAAGTTGAAGGCACCGCCTCAAGGATGAGACGATGAGCTATCTCGGCAAGATTTCTGCCCTGGTGACGGTGAACACCGGGGACTTCGCGCCGAAGCTCAACGCTGCCGCTGGCACTGTCCGCAGCTTTGCGAAGACGGTGCAGGCCGAGATCGGCTCATCGATGCGGCAGACGAACGCCGCCCTTCAGTCGATGTACACGCCGCTCCAGCGGTTCGAGCGGTCGCTCCAGGCCGCCGCGGCGACAAAGCTCCAGTTCGCCGGGTTCAAGGGCGCGATTCGTTCGGTCGAAGAGCTTCAGCAGAGGATGGCGAAGGGGCTGAACGACCGCCAGGTGTCCGTCATCCTGAAGACCACTGGCATGGCGAATATCAAGGCTTTTGAGACGGCCATCCAGGGCTTGGACTCGAAGTCTGTCGACGTGATCGCCCGCGTCGGGGGGCTTGACAAGCTGCAAGAGCTTCGCCGGAAGATGGTGGAGGAGGCCGGGGCGATCGAGCTTGATGTTCGTGTCTCCGACGCGAAGGCCAGGGTTCAGGAACTCCGCAAGGAGCTTGAGGCGGCCAAGACGGCGCTCGACGCCGGCGGCGAGTCGATCGTCGTCAAGGTGGATGCGGAAGCGGTTTCGCAACTTGAGTCGAAGCTGACGAAGGCATCGACAGAGCTAGACAAACTGCTTGCGAAGGGCACCCGCAAGTTTGGCATCGCGGGCCTCGACGAAGCGAAGGCAAAGCTGGATTCGCTGCTAGAAGATCAGCGGGCTCTGACTGAGACATCGGTGCGGCAGAGCGTGCCGCAAGGGCGTAGGCAGCAAGCTGACCGCGATGCCGTCGCATTGAATGAGCCGATCTCGCAGCTTCAGGTGTACGTTTCGCAGTTGGAGAAGGCAGCGGGGAGGGCGGAGCGGATCAAGGCGGCCCTCGAGACAGCCCGCGCCGGCGGCCCCGCCGCCGATGTCGAGCGACTGACGATCGCACTGGCCGATGAGGAGCGTGCCCTCGACCGGATACAGAAGAAGTTCACGAAGACAGTCGGCGTTGACGCCACCACGGGGCTGGACGTTCGGCAGATCGACGCCGCAATTCCCGCTGCCAACGCCCTCGGCATCAGCGTCGACAAGGTGCAGAAGGCGATCGACGCCATCAGCGAGTCCGACCTCCAGGTCGTAGTTGCCGGCATGCGGCAGACCAGAAGCGTGGCCGAGGAGATCGCGAAGCCGCTGGGGCGGGCGGCCGAGCAGATCGCCTCCATGTCAGCCGAGGTAGCTGGTCAGTTCCTGCCGGCAATGGTGCGAGCCCAGGCAGCGGCGAAGGCGCTGGAGGCGGCGATCGAGTCCGGCGAGGTGTCCGCCAGCGACATCGCGAGGCAGTTCGGCAACGCCCGCGAGCAGGTCGAGCGGACGACAAACGCAGCCAACAGGCTCTACGAAGCCTACTCGAAGCTGTCGAGCCTGAAGACCGGCACCGAGCTACAGTTCTCGGCCCCCGGCTTGAGCGGCGCGCTGGACAGGAGTGCTCGCGTCGGGAACGCCGCCGCGGCGCTGCCTGCATCGGCCGTCCAGGGCAACTCTGGGATCGCCGCCGGCCTGGTTGAGATCAACAACCTCTCAAAGCAGGCAGTGATGCAGTTCTCGTGGCTCCAGCGGCTGACGGCCGAGGGGCTCCCGACGGCAAACGCTCAGAAGAACCTGGACGCCGTCATCGAGCGACTGAACGTGGCGAACGCCTCGATGGAGCAGCTTGTCGCCCAGGAGGGCGGCGGCCGGGCCCAGAACATCCAAGCGTATCTCCAAGACCTTGAAAGACGCAGGCAGGGTACCGAACGGGCCGCCGAGGCACAGCGTCGCCTGAACGCAGAGATGTCCGAGGCCGAACGTCGTCAGGGCGTGGCTTTCGTCATCACGGGCCGCCCCCAGAACATGGAGCAGGCTCGAGGTCGGCTCTCGGCCCAGGAGTCCAAGATCGGCGGACTCGACAGGGCTCGGCGTCAGAACTTCGCCGGCTTGCTCGACAGGGCATCGCTCGCCAGGGACAGGGGCGATCTGGAGTCCCTCCAGAATGCAATCCAGGAGATCGACGCGGAGCTTGCGCGTTTTCGCGAGTACGACCTTCGCACTGACCGGGCCACGGCCGAGGCCAAGCGATTGCGGTCTACCCTTGAGAGCATCTCTTCGATCATCGCCCGCCCCTCAATGGATCAGCTTCGCGACTCCGCCCGCACCGCCGCAGAGGAGGTCAAGAAAGTCGCCGACGCCGCCGAGCGAGCGCGGCTTCAGGCACGCCTTGCGAACGCCGCCCCCGGCATCGCGAGGATCGCCGACCTGCCGGAAGACCAGCGGGACGCGGCAGCCCAGAGTTCGCGAGACGAAGTGGAGGAGGTGCGGCGGGACGCCGAGCGGCAGAACGAAATTGATGCCGATCGGCGGCGGCGGGCGAAGGCCGCGTCACGGCTTTTGGTGGTCAATCAGTCCGAGTCTGGCCTCATGGCGAACGAGGGTGCCGCCACCCGTCTCGGTCCCAATGCACTCTCCGACGCCTTCGCCCGCCAGATGCGAGGGCAACTCGGCCCCGCCTTGGACGACCCGCAGCGTGGGCTCGGCCAGCTTCGCGGCTCGATCACGAGCATCAAGTCGAGCCTGGACTCGCTGCCCTTGTCCGTCCGCCAGCACTTCCTGCCGGCGATCACGGCGGCAGAGCAGGAGTTCATGCGGCTGAATTCCCGCGGTATCAGAGTCACGGCCGAGGAAATCGAGAATGCCGCCAACAACATGCGAGTCCTCGAAGCCGCCACGCGGCGGGCCTCGCAGGCGGCGGCATTCCAGGACCGCCTCGGGGGCAGAAGCGGGCAGGAGTTTGAACTCAACCTTCAAGGCCGCTCACTCGCCGGATATCAAGCCCAGCTTGAGATTCTCCAGCGAACGCTCGGGCGGGTGGGCACTGAAGCTCGCGGGCCTGCGGCGCAGTCTTTCTTGGCGCTGCAAAGCTACATCTCTCGCGCGTTTGAACAGGGCACTCTTGACGCCCAGGAGACGCGAACAGAAATCGCCAGGCTGACCCAGGATGCCGTGCAGGCAACCGCGCGGGTCGCGGGCGTCAGTGCGAGAGGTCTTGGCCGTGACGTGCAGCGGGCAGGCGACATCGGGCGGGGAGGTTTTGATAAGTTCAGCCTCGCGCTCAACCAAGCCGCGTTCGCAGTCGACGACTTCATGTCGAGCACTGGCGGCATTGAGTTCAAGCTTCGTGCCATTAGCAACAACATCACTCAGCTTGCATTCGTCCTCGGAGGGACGACTGGCCTCTTCATCGGCCTCGGTGCCGTCATCGCCGGACAGGCGGCCGTCGGCCTTCTGAAGTGGCTCAACAACGGGCGGTCTGCCGAGGATCAAACCAAGGCACTCAACGATGCCCTGGCGCGACAGAAGGGCATCGTCGAAGAGCTAGCGCAGGCTTACAAGTCGCTTGGCGACGAACTTCGCCGAGGCACGCTTTCCGGCCCGGCCCAGGCCGGCGCGGAATTGGGCCGGCAGATTTCCGAGATTCGTCGCAAGCAAAGCGAAGCGTCCACGGCGAAGATCGCCGGCGCGAGCGTTGCGGTGGCTGGAATGCAGGCCGACCGAGTCCGGCTGACGAAAGAGTTCGAGGGCGAGACGGATGTCGGTCGCCGGATCGCATTGAGCCGCCAGATTGCGGAGATCAACCGCAACGAGCGTGCCTATGGCAGACGACTTGTGGCGATGGGGCAGCCCAACGCAGGGGACGTAACCTCCGCTATCCAGCGAAGGGCAGACCAGCTTGACCAACTGGAACCCGGCAGACTCACCAGGACGGCGATGCCGGCGATCCTTCGTCGCGAAGCTTCCGGCGTGGTTGCAGGCGGCGGCGCGAACGCCGTCATGTCCCAGATAACGGCCCTGAACAACTCAATCGAGTCGCTCAAGGGTGTTGCCACAGAGAGAGACTTTGGCCTCTTCAGGACGGACACGGCTCGCGTCGCAGACGCCTCCATCCAAGAGTTCCAGGTCATGGTGGAGCGATATCAGGTCGCACTGGACAAGGCGATCGGCGACGGCGTCATTGATACGTTTTTCCGCCTCCAGGCGGCATCGAACTCCGTTCGTAGGGCTCAGGAGGACGCTGCGGACGCCATTCGCCGCGGCGTCCCGGCGGCGGCAAACTTCG